TGGACCAAGGGCTAGTTCTTGCACATCTTGTGGAATAGCAATAGGTGCTTGGATAGATTTCTCAGCAGCTTGAATCTGCAATACTGCAAAGCGAGCACGAGCAAGTTGTACTGCTAGTACATCATCGAACTGACCACGTGCTTCTCCATCAAGAGATGAACGAGTAACGACACGTGCGAGGCACTTGCCAATCTGATTCTTCACACGAGAAATAACTAGGTTCTCACGCTCTGGTAGATAGATAAGGTCTTGGTCTTTGTCGTGGTAGCGAACCATTGAGATATAAGGGGAAGAAGTCTGGTAGGCACGCTTGTTAATAATCTGGTCATAGAACTCTGGGTATTGTGATGCTAGTGTTTCAGCATCTGTTACTACAACCTGAGTCATAGATGTACAGCGACCAAAGCGGTCTACTTCTGGATATACACCAAAAGGATTAAGCAGACGGATACGAGGATTGTTTGTCTCGTAATCCATCTCAATAATTGCTGGTAGAAGTCCGTATGTGTTATACCAGTCTGCGCCTGTGTACATCTGAAGTTGTAGGTCAGAGGAGCCGACGTAGTAGTTAGCAATACGAGTACGGGTATCTGCAGCTTTACGCTGAGCATCGGAGACCATATTGGTTGCTGAACAGTTAAAGGATGGCAGTGGTGCCATTGCCTCTGCTAGATCACGGGCAGCAACATCAATGAAGTTGGCGACTAGAGGCTTTGGATAGTCCTCTGAGAACATAGAAGGAAATACTTTAGAGATATCTCCCTGACGTACCGACAACACATCGCGCATACGTTGGTCTCGCGCTGATGAGCGCGTACGCAACCGCGATAGTTTCGCGTCAACTTCTTTGACTGATAACAATGTGGGGTCCTTACTTAGACTTTTTGTATAATCCTGGGTACTTTTTATCTAGGGCTTTGCTTGCGCCCTTTTCATATTCCTTTACACCTTTAGGTGATGTGCGCTTCTTAAGCGCTTCGGCAGCCTTCTCGCCTGTAAGTTTCTTTGGCTTTGGCTTAGGTGTCATTGCCATTAGCACTTACACGCTTTCTTTGACTTGCCACATTTCTTGCACTTTACAGCAGACTTCTTAATTATTGTCTTAGCCATTACTTGCTCCTTTTAGTTTTTCCTGTTTTCAAATTTACAGTAAAGACAGTTTTTGTTTTAGAATCATCTAATAAAACTTTGAATTTTTTAGGATTTAATGCAGCTGCTTCTTCTTTAGTTATTTTTCCGTGTCTTAAAGCATAAGAGATATCTGACTCTGATGGAATTTTTGAATTTTTAACTGTTGTTTTAGCATTACTAATTTTAGCAATAGCTTTAATTTGTTTAGCAGATAAACCTTTTGTTACACCAGTAACACCACGAGATCCACCCGAAAGTCCTTCTGGACGATTTGCTTGTGCCATTGTGGTCTCCTTAAATGAACGTTTTGTTTTGCTCTGCGAATAGTTCATCTAGGTTGACAACTGTTCGCTTACCTATCTCGTGACGAGAAAGGAATGGGTTTGCTAGGTGATGCTTTGAGTACTTGCCGTAGTTGAGCATCTCACGGGCGCGGATCTCACAGAACCAGAGCGCCATTACTAAGTCAGTCTTACCCTTAGTAGTTGGAGACCAGGTAATCAACTGCTCAATAAGAGCTTTGACATTCTCGGTCTGATCTGAAGGTAAGTGAATAAGATTATCTCGGTGGTGCTTGCCATCGTGTTGCTTTGTACCAAAGAGGCTAGACATAGAGGCTACACCGAATCCAGCATCCCATTTGTTCTGACCGGTATGGTGTTCTTTGAATTGAACTCCACGTGTAGCCAAGTGCTGACGGATGCCTTCATCTTGTGTTAAAAAAGACTGGAAAGCATTCTTCTCTACAATCCATTCGGACGGTGAGTAGATAGAGGTCCAGTCAAAAATTAAGTTACGAATCGCTGCAGGGGACGGACGACTAATCTTGATAGCATCTACGATGTATCGCTTATTAGTACTGCGGTCTACTGCATAACAGATAGCAGCAGTATCACCAATCATTGCAGGGTCTAGCCCACAGATAATAGAAAAGCCGTTTAAATCTCGCGGATGTCCAGGGTGACCTGCAGTTAACGGACCCGACTTACGCATACCGTCAATAGAGCCACGTACACATACTGGGTCAAAGGCTGAGTCATCTGATATATCTTGTTGCTGATAAATCAAAGCCCAGGTACTAGCATCCATAGACTGGCGTTCATTAAATAAGTTGCGGCCTGACCAGCGTGGGTATAGTCCAGTAACTTCATCCTTATCGGATTCAGCCTGACCGTCAAAAGGTGCATCTGATGCAGGCCACAAAGTCTCCCACTTGTCGGGGTTCTCATCAGCCGTTAAAAGCGCCGGCATCGCAAGATATGTCCACGGGACGAGACCGCCTGGGTAGCGGTCCTCATTGCGTAGTTCTTTATACAGGTCCACCGATGCCACACGGGTACCAATAATAATAAGTTTACCTGTTGGGTTAAGACGAGAGCGTACGTCCTGTGTTAGCCACTTAATCTGACGTTCAAAGTCATTGGCGTTAGACAAGGTAACAGCATCGTCTACAATAATCATATCGGCACGCTTGCCGTAAATCTGACCGCCGATACCGACGGCTTCAATGTTCGGATCCTTTTCACCAGACTCACGGAGTTCATCTCCGAAGGTGATGCGGGTTGCCTGCCACGATGCTGACTTAGAGTTAAAGCCGACACCAGCGGCGTATGCCTGCTGGAGCTGCTCATACATTGGGTGAGTCAGTCTCTGCTTAATAGCGTAGAGAAAGTCTGCTGCTAGTCGCTGAGTCTGAGATACAATCAAGACTCTAAAGTTCGGGTTCTGAGCAACCATCCACGTTACGTAGTCCACGGTTATCGTCATAGATTTGGCGTGGTTTGGCGGGATGTTAATTAAGATACGGTTGTTAGCAACGCCTGGCTCATACTTCATAGCGGGGTGTAACCAACTCGGCGGCCTACCCTCGATAACATCTACGATGTTCTTCTGATGAGGGAAAGTCTTGGAGTGTAGGAAGCGTTCACGGAACTCTTCAAAGGAGATGTCGTGGACATCGCCTGAGGCAAAGGACTTGTCTTTAAGTCCGAGCCGTGTACGGTCAATTTTATCGGTGAAGACCTTATCAGTGCGCCGGTAGTATTCATATGTCTTCATAGACTTACCAGCTGAGGCACACGCCTGCTCGATAGTCATACCCTCTGCTACACAGCCTAAGATAATTCTCTTGGCTATGTCTGCACTGTTTTCTGCCACGGATCTCCTAATGGCGCGAAGCGCCGAAAAAATTTTGGGGACGGGCCGGAATCATTTGATTCCTTTATACCGGCTTGAAGGGGATTTTTAATTAAGTACCGGCTAAGGTAATTGATAGAACTATCCCAACTAAAACCCGCGACTGCGGGGACTGGTCGGGCTTGAACGCCCGAAGGAGCCACAGCGACTGAGGGGTAAGTCAGCGCTCATCCTTAGGGGACTCGCGTAGGATAACCGTAGCGAGTAATTCGGGGCTTCCCCGGCTTACAGCCCCTACTGTATAGAAGGCAGGAAATTTAACTCATTTCCCGCGTTGGTATTACATATTTACAATAATGTGGTGTAACTCACACGGTTTACTATTCTGACCTGCGGTTTTACTAGATCCAGCTTTTACTTTAGGAAATATATTTATTTGGGGTACACAGTACCCACCGCGCTGAGATTAAGCAATGGGGGGTCGCTTTTCTGCCCGCCTAGACGGTAACCCACCCCCTACAGGGCGCGGTGGGCGGTTGGTTAAGCGGGGCGGGCTTTCTAACCCTTCGGCGGTTATTTAATGTCCTCGCGCTGACCTTTAACAATATCTTCGCCAAGCGGGAGTAAGTAATAAAGAAAGGAAGTCCACTTATGAACTACAACCCCAAAGACCTACCAATGCTCCACCGTTTGGACAGTCACTCCCGCTCTGCCCTTGTCTCCTTCCTCTGTATCTATGCCATCCAACACCCCGACGAGGTCGGAGCCGTTGGGGCTTGGCTATCGGCTGGAAAGGCTTTCGACCCCTACGCAGACACCCGAGCTGGGCGACGACTCCGCAAAAGATAGCCCTGCGACCGGTGGGGCAGTTTTGAGCTTTGGCTGCACGACACTCCAAAAGATCGATCAGCCTTGCCTATGTGGTAGAGACACCCATTATCTGCTATCCTCAGACTGTGGGAAACCGACAAGCCCCACCGAAAGGCAAGAAATGAACACTTATGAAATCACAGTCCGATTTACAACTGATCGACAATTAACAGAAGAAGAAAAAGGAACTCTGCAAATGCAAGTGATTGCACAAGTAGAAGAACCAGCAAACGAAGAAGGCGACGACGTCACCTACTCAACCGCAGAGATTTATATTTCAGACATTGACGAGGTGAACAACTAATGAATTGGGAAAGCCAAATGGGTTTTTGCCCTAATTGCAACGAACTGATTACACCTAACGATTTCATCAACAACACACACCAATGTGAAGAAAAGGAAACTAACTAATGAAAGAGGCAACCTGCTCAAAGTGTGGAGACATCTACAACCCCGAAGAGTTCGGAGACTTGCATTTCACCAACGATTGCAACGGCGAACCAATTAACGAAATCCAATACAACGCAAAGGAAACTAACTAATGGAACAATGGCAAGAAGTTCAGTTATATCGTTTACAACAAGCAGAAGAAAAAGCCTATGCACGACGTACCGAAGCCGAAAACTTTATTGAGAAACTAATTGGAAAACAAGAAGATAATGTTCTTTTCTTTACTCTTCGCCAAGCCTTCAGCGAGTACGAAGATGCAGAAGAACGTTGCTGCAAGGCAACAGATCGACTAATCGAATACCGTTCTAACATCGAAGTTTGATCTATACCGTATATCCAACCAACAGAAAGAAGGCAAAAAATGGCTACAAAGATAAATTACAAAGGTCGCGTGTGGACTTGCGACGAGCACAACGCAATTATTGAGGGATTTCTCTCTCAAGGTATGACCAAGACTGCACAAGGTTTCTTGCATACAGTCCACCCAAAGAAGGGCAACGCTTGCAAAGAGTGCGCCCGACTCTACGAAGAAACCCCACCTTCCAACAGATAGACCGAAACTCCCTTCGGGGAGTCTTGCCGTAATTCGGCAACTGACGAGGTCAGAAACGACAACAGAAAGGCAAGACAATGTGCGAAGAACATAACGGTTGGAGCAACCGCGAAACGTGGGCAACTGCTCTGCATATCAACAACGACCAATCTCTCTATGAAATGGCACGAGATTACACACGCCAAGAGATTGAAGGACACGATGAAGGCGAAGAGATTAACTCCTACTACTTGGGGCAGACCCTTCAGAATTGGATTGAAGGCGACCTTTTGACCCTTGAGAACATCTCGGGCAATTTTGATTTATTCAATATGTTGACCGACATCGGTTCTCTTTATCGTGTGAACTGGCAAGAGATTGCAGACTCTTTTCTATCAGAAATGAAGGTCGCATAATGATTACCAAACGAGGAAAGCGGGTGCGTGCCGTACTGATCTTTTTTGCTTTGGGTCTAACCCTTTGGAGCTTTTGGCAGGTGACCGCCAACCTTTGGGCTACACCGACCGGTTGGTGCTGGGGTCCAATGATTAAGTGCGTCCAGCTGTAGAAGGAGCGGGCGAGGAAACAAATCTTTTCCTGGCGTTGGACTATCACCCACCGGCTTTGTCGGGTCGGTGTGTGGTAGCCTACCACCAGTAGGCGACCTCTTAAAGTGAGAGGGCGAGAGAGAGGGAGAAGGCAAGGAAAATGAAATTACTAATTGGCGAGTGTATGAATTGTAAAAAGATATACGGCAATTGGGTAAAAGGTACGTTAGAGAGTATCTATAACTTAGAAGATACTCATAAGTGCAAAGAGGAGGGCAAGTAAATGAGTTATGAACCACCATTAGATGATCCTATTGCTACCGGCGCAGTAATCACAGGGCTAAGTGAACACTATGGCTACCAATGTGAGATGTGCGGGAGCGAGTGGGTGAGGTATGAACACTTAGACGGTAAAGACTGCGAGGAGGACTGCGAGGATCCGTGTCTAATTCGCTGTTGTAATGAGGAGGAGTGCGCGGGAGCAGCTATCTATATTGACCCCAATAATGTAGATGAAACCTACGACACACTAGAGGAGATGTACGGTGAATAAATACAAAATAACCTTAGAACTTACAACTGAGTATGACCCTAATGAGTGGAATTGGCACGAAATCGTGGGGCTTTATCCTAACGAAGAGTTATTCGTGGCAGTAGAAGAAATGGAGATGAGCAAGTGACTGAACCAACTAAGGAATACTGGCAAGCTAAAGCACAACTATGCGAGAGGGTGGCAATGGATCAACTATTACAAGCTGATGCTGCTAACGCAATGAAGAACCTAGAGCGTATGGTCTACGCTTTAAGCCGTGTAGAAGGTATAGTAACTAATGAGAGAGAGGGCAAGAATAATGACTTATAATTGTGCTTGGTGTGGAGATACAAGTGATGAAATTTTAGATGTAGTTAATGGGCAAAATACCTGTGAACTATGTATGGATTTAGCGAAAGAGGGAGAGCTAGTATGAGTGAGGAAACTTACTGTGAGGAAACTTACTGTGAAGTATGCTTAGAGAACTTTACAGATGATAATGATTTTAACCATAGGTTTGACTATCCAGTCTGCCTAACCTGTGCCGATAAGATGGAGGAGCTAGTATGAGTAAGTTTTGTCCAGACTGTGAAGTAGGAATACTAAGCTACGATAAAGTATCAGGCTTAAATCGGTGCGCTAACCGCTATGGTTGCGGGTATGGGTGGTACGACAATGAGTGAAGTAATAGCATTTCATCCGAAAGTATCGCCACTATTTACCTTCTATGAGGTAGTAGAGGGCGAGGGCAACGCCGTATGGGGCGGCAACGACCCGATAGAGGCAGTCCAATGGCTACGCCGTAGCCCGATTAACTCACGTTTACTGGTATCAGGCTGGGACGCTGAGGGAGAGGACGCTATGCTGGTTGGGCAACCCTTAGACATCACCAAGATAGTATTCGCCACGTTAGCGGGAGTCCTATGATACTGGGGATTATCGGAGTAATGGTACTCTTCTACCTGTTACTAGTAGCTGAGGATAAACTTAATGACTGAGACTGATAGAAGAATTGCGAGTGCGAAGAAGCAAGCAGTGAGCTATCGCAATTATAGAAGAGCGAGAGATCGAGCTTTATCACGGTTGGCTAATGCCTACCCCGATACCTATAAGCAATTACTGGAAGAGGAGAAGGCATTTGATGAACAACAAGGTAAGAAGTGGGTTGATATTGACGGTAGTACTAATCCTGTTGTGGATATTCGCACCAGCACCGGTACACCAGGCAGTCGAACACCCAAAAAATCTAGTAGTTCGAGAAACCAAAGCTACAATGGAGGAGAAGCGTGAAAACATACGTGTATCAAAGCGTTACGCTTACATCCTATACAAGTGGGGAAAGCGAGAGCAAGCCTGTCTTGTCGCCTTATGGACCAGTGAGAGCAGGTTTGACCACCACGCCCGCCCGAGAGATAATAAAGGCAGACTCCTTAGTTCAGCTTACGGAATTGCTCAACTACTTGGAGAGAGAAGCAACGATCCTAGAGAACAAATCATCAAAGGTCTTATGTACATCTCTTCAAGATACGACACACCTTGTCGAGCCAAGTCTTGGCACGATAGACGAAACTGGTACTAAATGATTACCGGTGTATCCCTATTCGCAGGTGTTGGTGGCTTCGATCTTGCTATGGAACGACAAGGGGTGAAAGTTGTAGCCTCTGTTGAGATAGACAAGCACTGTAAATCAGTGCTGGAGCGCAAGTTCCCTGATGCAAAACTATTTGATGATGTAACTACAGTGAAAGGAAGTGATTTAATTGGAGCAGGATTTAACCCAAGCAAAGGAATTATTGCAGGAGGATTTCCCTGCCAAGACCTCAGCGTCGCTGGCAAACGCGCTGGTCTTGCTGGCGCAAGAAGCGGGCTTTTCTGGGAAGCTGCAAGAATTGTGGAAGAAGCGCAAAGCGAGTACTTCATCCTCGAAAACGTCCCTGGTCTGCTATCCAGTAACAAGGGAGCAGATTTTGGAGTCGTCCTCGGGACGATGGCCGACCTCGGGTATTCTGTCGGATGGCGTGTGCTTGATGCTCAGTACTTCGGATTACCCCAGCGAAGGAAGAGAGTCTTCATCGTTGGCAGACGTTCTCTTGACTCAGGAAGTCCTGCCGAAATACTTTTTAAGTCAGAAGGCCTGCGAAGGGATTCTTCGCAGAGCAAACCGACGAGGCAAGACTCTGCCGCCAGCACTCCAAGAAGCTTTGGTCAAACAGGCTTCGCCAAGTACACAGAAGGAGTAACAACTCTTACTGCTACTGCATATAAAAGACCTGAAGATAATGTAGTTATCGGTTCTTTGCAGGCTCGTGACTACAAAGGTGTTGGTAACCAATATGTAGCGGAGAATAAACTTGTGGTACACAAAGAGTAGACGGGCGCAAAATGACGAAGACTACGAAACGTGGGTGGAAGGTGGAGTTATGCCTACACTAAACGCCTTTGATAATGGCGATATCAGAACCACAGTTTTGATTATGCGAAACCGAGAGGGTAAACCAGGCGGTGGCAAGGGGCCAATGCTAGGAGAAAAGAGTTTTACTTTGGCAACTAATAACGATCAGACTCTGTTCATATTTTATGGCAACAGAGTAGATGATATACGCATCCAAGGTGGTGTAATCAACACCTTACAAGCACGTATGGGAACAGGTGGAAACAATATGCCAATGGTTGCTTATCCAATACAAGATGGACGTGATATGGAAAAGAAACAAAATGGTTTGGGCATCGGTAATGAAAATGATCCGTCATATACATTAGATAGAACTGGTGGTCAAGCTGTTGCTCACGCTATCCAAGGAACAGTCATAGGCCGCAGTGATACTGCAGGCCCTGCTGGTAAGGGTTACGGTGAAGTTGGTGATCCGATGTTTACAATAGATACAGTAGGAGGTCACGCAGTGGCAACAGAAACACAAGTACGCAGACTTACACCGCTAGAGTGTGAAAGGTTGCAGGGTTTTCCTGATGACTGGACTGCTGGACAATCTGACTCAGCTAGATACAAGCAGATGGGAAATGCGGTTGCAGTTCCTGTTGTTGAGTGGATAATTCAAGGGATAGTTGATACACTAATTTAGCCTCTCTGTTCCGTCAGTAAAGCCCCGCCCTGCCTTCGGCGGGGCTTTACTTTTTCTTAATCCAATACTGTGTGTTAGCTACAACTAAATCAAACTCTTGCTTATGACGCTCAGCAAAGAGGAGTATGCCAGCTTTAGGCGATTGAGAGGGAGGCAAGTGTTCTCCCCACGTGAGATCATCGAAAGCCATAATGCCACCAGACTTTAGTAATCTCCAACCTAACTCAGCATCGAGCAAGACACCGACTGTTGTGTGGTCTGCGTCTACATAGATGAAGTCATACTGGATTTGTAGATGTTGCTGCTCTGCTAACTTTGATAAGAGAAAGTTGGTAGTGGTAGTGCGATAGTTATAGCATCTACCATATTTTTCAGCATCACTTAAACGTCTAAGATAAGTATGAAAGACATCCTCAAAGTCCATACTCTTATGATCTTCTTCATCGCTACCTTCCCACGTATCTACGTCAGTAAGGTATGACGTAGGGTGGGTGAGTATGTTATCCATTAGCCACACACTGGCATCTCCTGTGTATGCACCGAGCTGAAGGTAGTTCAAACCACGTAACCCTGCATCTTGTATCAGATACGTAGCAAAGTTATCTATTGCACTCTTAGCAAACCAATTAGGATATTCAGTCATATCAACCTCCAGTAGAGTAGAAACCAGGTGCGTTAAAAGAGATACCACCAACACCATACACACGAGTCATAGGTTCGTGGCAGTCAAAGCAGATAGGTGCGTTAGCATCAGCGTGGATGCTACGCTCAACACTGAGTTCACCTTTGCAGGTATCACACTTGTAGTCATAGATCATAGTTTAATTCCATCTTCTATCAGGAAGTAGCCGACTACCTTCTCAACCTTTGCTCGGTTCTCAAACTCTGATGTAGCTGGCATCAAACGTGTTGTCCACTCTGGTACTGGTAGTTCAGTCAAGTCAAAGGAGTAGATACCAAGTGGAGTGGAGTTAATGTAGAAGGGTAGCAAATCTTCTCGTACTGCCTGCTCTATCAGAGCACGGTACTTCATCTGTTCTATCAGTAAGTCTGAGTAGTGAGTATGCCTACACTTGAGTTCTATAAAGTGACCAGCCTTGTAACTGATACAGTCAAAGGAGTCATACATACCCTCACTCTTTACCAAGTCAGGGTAGATATCCTTCTTCAGTAACTCAAAGAGTTCAGCCTCTATCACTTGAAAGGACTCTCTCCTCCGAGTTCGTTGAGCAACTTACGCATAGCGGTATTGCATCTACGATCAGCGGTGGATGTAGCACAACCAAGTATCGTTGCTATCTGTGCAAGAGTCAGTGAGTCGTGATACCGGTAGATGAGTAAGGTTCTGTAATCTAAATCTAATCTAAGGAAACACTTCTTAATATCAAAGAGCATAGCAAGTAGGTTGCCACCCTCTGATGGACTAGATGAACCCTTCGGTTGTCCATCTCGAATCATCTCTTGTGCTTGTTCTAATACTGTTCCATCTACAACTGATGCAATAACAAAGGGGAGAAGCTGAGCAACAGTAGCACTCTCATAGTAAGCCTCATCTGTTATGTGATAGCCAGCCTTACTAGCCTTCTCTTTACGTGCGTATCTCTCTGCTACACGTCTCATCTGCCACGCTATGCGGTGCTCTGCGTGCTTACGTTTATCTTTATCTTCTTCATCCAACTGTTCGTTAATGTAATCAGTACGTGAGGTAGCCCAGTGTAGACACTCTTGTCGTACATCATCTAACTCTACGTATGACCTGAACCTACGGACAATACTTGTACCAATAGATGCCGCTAAGTCATAAGCAATTGGATTTAATTCGGTCACTCTTGTGGCCAAGTGTCGTCTAATACCATCATTGCAATGGCAGAGTAGTTAAGTAAATCTATAAAAGAATCTCTTAAAGATTCATTAGATGGTTGGACACCACTATCTAATAGATTGTTTATCCTCGCGATTTTATCCCACATACGTACACGCAAACCATTAAGTGGTCCACCTGGACTAAGGCTAATGTTCTTAGGACCGTAATCGTGGTGTTTCTTAATGAGAAGATTGCCTGCTGCATCCAAGATGCGCCATACAT